GCCATGAGCGCGATGGAGTTGCTCACGAGGTCCTGAATTTCGCTCGACACCGCCGCTTTCGAGGCAGTCAGAACCTGCTGATATTGACGGTTGGTAACGATAGGCATCGTTTTCCCCTTTTATCCGATGATCTTGGCGATGGCCTTCTTCAAGGCCTCGTCCGATGAGATTTTGCGGACAGTCCGGGATTCCCCGCCTGTTCCGCTGACTGACTTCTGGCCGGCAGGGTTGGGTTGCCGGTTCGGGGTCTGGGTCTGAGCCAGCGGCTGTGGGTCGGTATGAGCGACACTCGGGTTTTGCGCGACAGCCCAGTTATAGGCATCGCGCAGGCGTTCCCCCGCCGGAATATCCGCGGGGTATTTCGTCAGGAACTCCGCGATCCGCGGTTCCAATTCAGTGGCGCGCGGGTTCTCGCGCTGGAAGGCCGTCCATTCGTTTGACGCGCTGGAAACCTTGGCCTCCTGCTGCTGCGTTTCCATGTGCTTCGAGAAGCCGCCGAGCTGTTGCTTGAGGCTCTGGACCTGCTGCGTCAGTTGGCTGATCTGGGCTTCCTGCCGGGATGCGGCCTGGTTGGCCGGCTGGCCCAGAATATGGGCAGCAATGTCGCGCAAGGTGGCGGGCTGCCCGTTGGCGCCTTTCAACCCGAGATTGGCGACGATCTGCTGCAACCCGCTGATGGGGTCGCGCCGCAACTCGGCCTCCATCGACGTATATTGGTGCAGCGCCGTCGCAAGATCGGTTCCGCCATTCCGTGCCATTTCGGCATACTGGCGCACCGGCTCGAATTGCTCGGCATCGTGCCTGTATTTATGGATACCGCGCTCCATCTCCTGCGCCCGGCGGTGCATGGCGCCGCGCACCGACTCCGGAACGGCTTCCCATTCCTTCTTCGCGGCATCGTCAAAGCCCTGCGGCGGTTCCTTGTAGGCCGTGGGCCTCTTGGGCGGCTCCGGCGGGGCATCGGGTGTCGCGCCTTCTTCTTCGGCGTCAGGCTCAGGCTTTTCCGCGACCGGCGTCTTGACCTTCTCGGCCTTTTCCGGCTCGGGCTTCTCGTCCTCGGCCTTCAGAGCGCCGTCCGGCTTTTCCTTCGGCTTGTCCTTCGGCTCGGCAATGACCTTTTCGACCGCCGACCGCAGCGTATCGTCCAGCGATTTCTTCGGCTCTTCGCTGGTGGCGAGAACCGCCGCGCGCGGGGCTTCTGCCTGTTCAACAAGCGTATCCGTTTGCGGGCCTTCCGGCGCCGCAGTCAATGCGTCTGACATTGGTTTTCCTTGTCTGAGAAGGGTGCGCTAGGCGTTGACTTCGGCAATCGCCCTGTGGATCGCCGCGTCCAGTTTGCTGCTGTCCTGCCGGGGCTTGTCGCCGGGGCGCAGCCGGGCCGGGTCGTTTCCGACCTCGATATATCCGCGCGCCTTGGTCACGGCGCGGAACGCCGATTTGCTTTCGTAGGTTTTGCCATCGACATGCTCAATCGGCGGCATCGTGTCTGTCACCACGCGCGGGCATGGGAAATCCGCGCGGGCCGTTGTCACTCGCGGCGGGGTGTATGACTTGCGCCAGCCGCGCGCCGTCCTTTCCCAGCCGTCCATCAGGCTTGCAGCGCGGCCACGATATCGGCGGCAGTGCTGGAAGGCGTCAGCGCCGCAACCTCGGTCTTGGCGGCAATCGCAGCCTCGGCGTCGGCGTCGCTATAGCTCAAGCCGGTGGTGGCCGCTGCGATCATGTCCTGGACCGCCTGCGCGAGCTGCGTCGGCATCCCCAGGTTCACCAGTTTCTCTGCGTTCGAAAGTGCCATCATTGTCTCCTTGTGTCAGTAGAGGGCGTAAAACGTGCCGGTTGCCGCCGTCACCTTGGTCGGCCGCAGCGCCAGGATCGTCCCGGCGACAACCGCCGCCAGCGTCAGTGCTGTGCCCGCCGCGTCTTTCATCGTGATGTTGCCGTCCGCGGTGCAGATCAGCGCGCGCGGCGTATAGGTCAGGTCGGACGCGCCCGGAGTGATCGCAACCCACCGATCGGCCGGCCCGGTCTTGTCTTGCACGTTCGCAAACTGGTCAATCGCGGCCATTGGGGTTTCCCTTCATCGCTTGCCGCTGCAACTCGCGGTCCTGTTCGGTTTTCTGCTCGGTGAACTGCTGCTGCCGATCCGCGCGCGCGTTGCTGCGTTCGCCCTCTATGGCCTGCCGCTCGCGGTCCTGCATGGATAGCGCCTGATCCGTCTGCCGGGCCTGAATGTCCGAAACCGCCTTCACGTCTTCGCGGTCCTGCTGGCGGGTCTGGTTCTGCGCATCGACGCCGAGTTTCTGGATTTCCGCGTAGACCTTTTCAATCCGGGCTTCCGTCTCGGCAATCGTGCCCTTGGTCTGTTCGACCTCCAGCATGAATTTGCGCTGGCCCTCCTCGGCCTTCGACTGCGCCTCGGCCGCCCTCAACTGGATTTCCTGCTGCTTACCCTGCGTATCCGCCTGCACCTTGGCAACGGCGGCTTCCGCCTTCTTCATCTCAGCCTGTGCCAGCGCCATGTTGGCCTGCGCCAGTTGATCGCTTTCGCCATTGCTCGCCTGTGCTTGCAGACGCTCCGCGATTGCCGGCCCCTGATCCGTGAAATCGTCAATCAGCCCTTCCAGTTCCCGCCCGACGCGATAGGGCGCCAATGCGAACTTGAACACGCCGCCCGCAACCGCGACCGCTTCCGGCCCGAGCTGCATCATCGGCATGAGTGATTGCATGGTCCCGGCAAAGGCGGCCATGAACTCCTGACGCGACTGCTTTTCCTGCATTTCGTCGGGATAGATCGTGGAATCGGTCTCGATATCCAGAACGAAGGGCCGCAGCTTCTCGTCCTTGATGAACGTCATCACCGCGTCAATCGTGACCGCCTGCCCCGCCTGCTCGATCTGCGGCTGCCACTTGGCGATGATAGCCTGTTGCGCCTGCTCGAACTGCTGCGCCGCCTGCTGCGGATCGACCTGACCAGCATTGGCTATACCCTTGGCCTTCTCGAACAGCGCCTCCATTTCCGCCTTGGCGCCAGCCCGCAGGCCGTCCAGTTGCCTTTTGGCTTCCGCGGTGGTCGGCAGGTCCATCTGCGCCATGTCGATCAGCGTGTCGCGGTCAAATTCATCGGCCATGATTTCGGCGCCCAGGCGCACCAGGTCGCGCGCCACCCGCACCAGCTCATTCTGCTTGTCGCGAACCCGGTATGAGCCGTTTTGCTGCTTGATCCGCTGCGCGCCATAAGTCTCGTCCGCTTGCGTCTGGCCGCGCATGATATCCGACAGGCCGACGATCTGGTAAACATCGTCGATGACCTGTCGCCGCAGTTCGATCAGCCCGGTGATGGTCTGCGCTACCATCTCCAGCGGCAACCACATGATCGGATCCCCGCCGCCCTGCATCAGCGACTGCATCGCGGGAATCGGGATCAGGATTTGCGCGTCGTCGACCAGCTTGATGGCTTGCTCGATCGCCTCGCCAACATCGCCGCCAGCGGAATAAAACCCGCGGACCTTGATGGCCTCTGCCAGCGTGTGGATGCGCCGGGTCAGGTCGTTGACCTCTTCCAACTGGTCCTTGTAAAGCAGCATGTCCGGCACAGGCACCAGCGTCCGGCGCTGCACCGTCGCATAGGCAGGCTTCGGGCAGGGGAAGAAGCCTGCCAGCTTCAGGTGCGGCGGGGCCTCTTCCAGCGTCTCAGGGACACCTTCCGCGACCCACACGACCTTGTTCTCGGATTTATGCCACAACTCCCAGATGCCGGCCTTCTCGCCGGTTGCGCCCTTGTCGTCGCGCTGCTGCTGATACTCGACTTCGGTTGCAACGCCCTCGCCGAAACGGGATTCAACCTCTTCCTTTGTCAGCCAAGCGCGCCGCGCCACCCACGGCACTTCCGACCACTTGCGGGCCGGGCCGTGCAAAAAGTCTTTGCGGTCGACATGATCGTAGCAAACCCGGTCGCCGTCCTTGCTATCGTATCTCACCCATGCCGCGCCGCGCCCGACAATTGCCAGATCGTCCCGCAGCGCAATCATCGTCTGGTCGATATCGGCCATGTCGAAGCTGACGACGCATGTGCGTTCCAACAACTCGGACGCGATGCGGTAGAGCGCGCGGCGGTCTTTGAATTTCGGCGTAACGACAGGCACGGGCGGGCGGGCGTAGATCGCCGGGGCCATCACCTGGATATTTGCCCAGAACAGCTGGAACTCACGATCGCGGCCAACATTGCGCAGGTCGCGCAGGTCGGCATACGCCTTGTCGATGTTGTCGCTGGCGTCCTGCCAGTCGCGGAATGCGGTTTCGGCATCTTCGATCAGGTCCAGCCAATACTGCGATTTTCCTCGTTCGGGCTGGTCAAGGTCATCGGTCATATCTTGATTCGATCCTTCGCCACCGGGCGGCGCATCATTGCGGGCTGCCATCCCTGGATGACCGGCTTGTTGTCAATCACGGGCCTGATCGTGCGCCACGCCAACGCCATATAGCGGAAGGCATCGGCGTAGTGGCTCGACCAATCATGCAGCGGGGTTGGCTTGAATACTTTCTTTTCGTCGTCCCATTCGCGCCGGTATTGTTCCAGCGCCCCGATCCCTGTCTCGCAGCGGCTGTGAAACACGCAACGCGGGATTGTTCGCCGTGTCGCGTTGATGCTGTCCAGCAAGCCCGCCTGCGGCACCACTTCCGGCTTCAGCCCCAGCGCCAGCATCGTCTCAATCCGCGTGCGGCCCGTGCCCCATTCCTTCACCTTGGCGTCATGCGGCACGAAGTCGGTGCCGTGCTGCCATCCGTTCTCCGCGGCGCGCTGGTCGATGACCTCGGCATAGTGATCGACCCCGACGCCGTTGGCGCTGTAGCTATCCAGCACGTAGACCTGCCCGCCGACGACCTGGAACCACCAGATCGACGTATCGTCGCGGACCCCGATATCCCATGCCCGGTGAACCGGCGCGCTGATTGCCTCAAGCGTGGCGTCGATCCGGCCTTCGTTCCGGACCGCCGTCATCTCGCGGGCGTAGAAGGCCCCGAGAATGGCCGCGTTGAAGTCGCACATATACTCCTGGTCAAAGAGCATCTGCCCCATGTCCAAGCCGTATAGGCCGACATACTCGGACCGCGCCTCCTCGATATCCGCGTCGGTCAGCGCCCCGGTGTCCCTGATCGTCAGTGTCTCGCGCCACCAGTTCGGGCCGGTGGCGTTGTCATACATCGTCTTGGCGTGGTTACGGCCGCGCGGCGTCGTGATGAACGCGGCAAACCCTTTCGTCTCGCGTATCATCGGCTGGTGATACGCCCATGCCGCCGGGTTGCTCAGCGCCCACTCGGAATAGCCAATGCCCTTCGGCCCGGATCCTACTGTGCTATCGTATCTGTCCGACCCGATCAGTTGGAACGTCGCGCCGTTGTTCAGTTCGATGAACATGTCGTCGTCCTGCATCCGCTTGATGATAGGTTCGGGAAAAGCCTCGAATATCCGGCGTTTGCCGGTGTTGCCGTTGACGCCGTTCCAGATCGCCTTGCGCGCCTGCTTCTGCTCCGGGAAACAGTGCCAATATGTGCCGGGGTCTTTCAGCGCCAGATTGCGGATGGCGTCCATGAGAACGTCGTCCTTACCGGCGCGGCGGTGCCAGATCGCAATCAGGCGGTCATGGGTCCGCTCGACCAGCGCCCGGTGAAAGGACTGCTGATACCAGCGCACCCGGTATTCGTGTTCGATCACTTCGCTTCGTAGACGGTTTTGAAGACGATCTCAGAACCGTCCTTGCCGGTGTG